GAGTTGGTCGAGGACTTCGAGCCGCCGGAGGAGATCGCCGACGACTCGCTCGCCGTCAAGAAGTGGAAGCGGTCGGTGCCCGTGCTGCGGCGGATGCGAGTGTTCACCGAGGCCGATCTTGACGCGTGGGTTCTCTACTGCCGTACGTGGGCGAACTGGATGCGTGCGAAGGCGAAGTGCGACCGGTTCGGTCGCGACAATGTTTCGTACGAAGTCGACCCGACACGAAACGACGGGAAACTCAGAATCAAATGGACGCAGCCGTTCACGTGGGCGGTCGACGAGAAGAACCTCGCAACCGACCTGCGCCGCCTCCAGCAAGAGTTCGGCATGACGCCGAGCAGCAGGTCACAGGTGACAATCCATGACAGCCCTGCCGAAGACCCGGTTGCAGCCTATATCAAAAAGCGAGGCGACAGAACGGGGGCTTGACTACTACTTCAACACGACGCGTGCCGAACACGCGTTGGAGTTCTTCGGCGGCTGGCTGCGGCACTCGAAGGGGAGGTTCGCAGGCAAGCCGTTCGACCTCCTGCCGTGGCAGCAGGAGTTGATCGCAGAGTTGTTTGGCTGGCTCCGCGTCGCGGACGACACGCGGCGGTACCGCGTCGCCTACATCTCGACGGCGAAGAAGTCTGGCAAGTCGACGCTGCTTGCTGGCATCGGCCTCTATCTGCTTGTCATGGACGGCGAGAACGGGGCTGAGGTCTACGGAGCGGCTGCGGATCGTGAGCAGGCCTCTGTCGTCTACAGAGAAGCGGCAAGCATGGTGCGAGCCTCGCCGCAACTCTCCCGCGTCCTCGAAGTCATCGACTCCCGCCGAACGATTGCATACCGGAAGGAGGCGTCGTTCTATCGCGTCCTGTCAGCCGACGCGTTCCGCGCGGAAGGCCTCAATATCCACGGGCTTTTGTTCGATGAACTCCACAGCCAAAAAGACCGGCGTTTATGGGATTCGCTTCGGTACGGCGGCGCGGCGAGGAGTCAGCCACTCCTTGTGTCGATCTCGACAGCGGGCTACGACCGGCGAAGCATCTGCCACGAACAGTACCGCTACGCCAAGGCGACGCTCGCAAACTGGAAACACGACCCGACATTCTTCCCGCTCATCTACGAGATGGAGGAGGGGGCCGACTGGAAGGACTCCGGCGTGTGGCCGCAGGCGAACCCGTCGTGGGGCGTGACGATCAAGCCCGAGGACTTCGCCGCCGACGTCCGCGAGGCGGAAGCAAGCCCGACCAAGACAAATGCTTTCCTTCGATACCGGATGAATACGTGGACGACCTCCGACGTTCGGTGGTTCAAGCCGGAGTCTTGGGAGGCGGGCTCGATCCCGTTGCGGGCCTTCGGCGACCGCCCGGTGTACGCGGGCCTCGACCTTGCCAGCACGTTTGACCTCACGGCCCTCGTCCTTGCCTGCCCTGACCCCGAGGATCAGACCGTCGACGTGCTGCCGTTCTTCTGGATTCCAGAGGCGAACCTCGTCGACCGAATCCAGCGGGACAAGGTGCCGTACGACGCGTTCCTGCGGGACGGGCATATCAGGTCCACGGACGGGAACGTCACCGACTACACGGTGCTGCACCGCGACATCCTGCAAATCTGCCAGCAATACAACGTGCGGCAACTCGCGGTGGACATGAAGCACAACGCCGCGATGCTCGCCAATATGCTGCAAGGGGACGGGGTCGAGGTGCGAGGATACCCACAGGGCGGGCGCGCGATGAGCGCGCCAGCCAAGACCTTGGAGAACTACGTGCTGGGCGGTCGCATCCGCCACGCGGGCCACCCTGTGCTTGCGTGGTGTGCGAACAATGTGGCGGTCGCCGAGGACAAGTTCGGCAACATCTACCCGAGCAAGGCAAAGTCCACCGAACGCATCGACGGCATCGTCGCACTCTGTCAGGCCATCGGGTGCTGGCTGGGCAACGAGCAGACGCCAACCAAGACCCCCGAAATCTTCTGGATATGATCGCACCCAACTTGCAGCACCGAATTCTGTGGCTCCCCGGCGAGGAGCGTTCGTGGGACGGCGACGACGGCGGGAGCCGCAGCCCGGCGGGAGTCCGCATCACTGCGGAGAACGCAACGGCGGTCGCGGCGGTGTTCGCCTGTCTCCGCATCCTTGGCGAGACGGTCGCCAGCCTCCCGCTCCACGTCCTCGAGCGGCTGGACGGCGGCGGCAAGCGGCAGGCAAAGGAACTGCCCCTCTACCGCAAACTGCACTCGCAGCCGAACTCATGGCAGACGAGTTTCGAGTGGCGGGAGCAGGCGGTGTTTCACGTCGGTCTGTGGGGCGACGCCTTCTCGGAGTTGGTGCCCGGCCCGTCCGGTGCCATCGACCAGATCGTGCCGCTGCACCCGAGCCGCATGAAAGTCGAGACGCTGGAGAACGGGCGGCTGCGGTACACCTACCGCGAGGCGAAGGGGAAGCAGACCGTCTACAACGACGAGCAAATTCTCCACGTTCGCGGACCGAGCGACGACGGCGTTCACGGCATGAGCATCGTCGAGGAGTGCCGCGAGGCGGTCGCGCTGGCACGGGCCTGCGAAGTCCACGGGGCGAGGTTCTTCGGTGCCGGGGCGCGTCCCGGTTTCATCCTCTCGACCGACAACAACCTCGACTCGACTGCGAGGAAGGAACTCGCGGACGGCTGGAACCGCAAGCACCGCGGGCCGCACAACGCCTTCGAAACGGCAGTCCTCACGGGTGGCCTCAAGCCGTTCGAAATCCCCTACGCCAGCAACAGCGAGTCGCAATTTTTGGAATTGCGGTCGTATCAGTTGGCTGAGATCGCACGACTCTTTCGGGTACCTATGCACCTGCTTGGCGTGCTGGCTGGCCCGTATGGCTCCGTTGAGCAGGCGGGCCTCGACTTCGTGCAGCACACCATCCTGCCGTGGTTGAGGAGGTTCGAGTCGGCGTTCGGCCGCGACCTCATGCCCGACGACGAGACACGCGACCGCTACCAGATTTCGTTCGACGTGCGCGGCCTGCTTCGCGGCGACGCCTCGTCGCGGGCGTCGTACTACCGCGCTATGTGGGACATCGGCGCACTTTCCACGAATGACATCTTGGAACTAGAAGACCGCAACCCGGTCGAAGGCGGCGACCAGCGGTATCGCCCACTCAACATGGGCACGCTCGGTGCCGACCCGACCGCCGCCGACGTGCTGGCACAACAGCAGCCCGGCAGCGGCATCGACGGGCAGGCTGTCGCCGGTGGCGTCGACGCGGAGCCTGCGGCTCCGCAGGTCGCCGACGTGTCGCTCAACGGGGCGCAGATCACAGGCCTCATCGCGATTGTCTCGCAAGTCCCTGCGGGCCTCATTACGAAGGACGGGGCTGCGGCACTCATTGCAGCGTCTTTCCCAAGTATCAACGCGCAGCAGATCACAGCGATTCTTGCTGGCGTGAACGAGAACGCCCCGCAGCCAACGCAAGCAGCACCTTTACCCGTGCCGCAGCGGGCGGCTCCCGGCACCGTAGCCGAAGGCGACTGGGTGACTTTTGGCAGCGGCCTCGTCGGCCGCGTCGACCACGTGATGACCGAAGGCGTGCTGAACCTCGGCGACGTGGAAATGACCGCGACCGCCGACGACCCGGCGATGCTCGTCAGCGTGTGGGAAGGCGGCGAGTTCGTCGGCCAGCAAGCCGTCAAGGTCGCCGACGCCACGAAGGCCGACGCCCCGCCACAGGCCCGCAGCGCGAAGTCACGGAGGCGGAAGCGTGGCGGGTAAGTACGACCATATCGACTTCACGCCACCGGCTGGCGTCCGAGAGGAAGCACAGAAGGGGCTGGACTGGCGAAGCGAGTTTGGCCGTGGCGGCACGGCGGTCGGCATCGCGCGTGCCCGCGACCTGTCGAACGGCACGACGATCAGCCCCGACACCGCTCGCCGCATGAAGGCCTATTTCGACCGCCACGAAGTCGACAAGCAAGGCAAAGGCTGGAGCCCCGGCGAGGACGGGTTCCCGTCCAACGGTCGAATCGCGTGGGCCTTGTGGGGCAGCGACCCCGGCTGGGCATGGAGCCGCAAACTGGTCGAGCAACTGGAAGCCGCAGACAAGGAGAACCGAAGCATGATCGAGCGACGCAGTTTCTACGAAGAAGAGTCCGCCGACCTCCCCCTGCTCCGCGTCGAGTCGCGGGCCGAGGAAGGCTCCGACGAGTCGCGGTGGATTGTCGGCTATGCCGCCAAGTTCGGCGTCAATTCACTCGACCTCGGCGATTTCGTGGAGCGGCTGGACCCCGGTGCGTTCTCCATTGTCGCGGAGCGTCGCGGTCGCAAGCGGCCCCTCGAAACGCGGGCACTGTGGAACCACGACGCGAACTACCCGCTCGCCCGCTACCCCGGCACGCTGCG